GACAGAGGTTCATCAACCTTCTCACAAACAAGTGGATTTTCAGCAAGTGGTGGTCTAAAATGGACTGTAATACAGAATCCTGATACTACATGGACTCAATTAACAAAAGAACAAGCGGCATAACAATATGGCAGATACATTTACAACGAATTTAAACTTAACAAAACCCGAAGTCGGTGCATCTACTGATACCTGGGGCGGAAAATTAAACACCGACCTCGATACTTTAGATGGTCTTTTTGCAGATGCAGGAAACGGAACAAGTGTGGGCCTCAATGTTGGCTCTGGTAAAACTTTAACAGTTGGTGGCACTTTAACCTCAACTGGATCAGCAAGTTTTACAACCATTGATGTTAATGGTGGTGCAATTGATGGCGCACCCATTGGTGCTAACTCAGCATCAACTGGAGTCTTTACAGTAGCAACTGCATCAACTTCAGCAAAAATTACACAAGTAGCTATTACCTCAAGCTCTAATGCAGTAGCTTGGGATGCATCTGCTGCAGCAAACGCTTATCATGCAACCACAGAAAATACGACTTTCTCAGCACCATCTAACGCTGTAGAAGGTGCAATTATTTCTGTAGAGATAGCACAAGGCGGCACACCTTACACAGTAGCCTGGAACACAGTCTTTGAATTTGCAGCATCAACTGCACCCACGATTACTGCCACAGCTAACAAAACTGACATCTTTAGCTTTAGATACAATGGCTCAGTTTGGCAGGAAATTGGTAGAGTTCAAAACCTAGCACAAACCTAATATGGAAACGCTACAGCGTACAGCAAACAGAGGAAGCATATCCACTGGTGGGTATGAGATTGATAACTCTTGTAAGTTTGAAACAGATAATACTGAGTATTTAGAAAGAGCTACAGGTGGCGGTAATGGAGATACCCAAAAACACACTATTTCTGTTTGGGTAAAAAGAACTGAATTAAGTAATGGTACTAATACTTATATTATGGGGTTTAATGGTGGAAGATTAAGGTTTGAAACTAATGACATAATTGAATATCAATTTAGGTCTGGAAGAAAACTAGAAACAACTGCTGTCTATCGTGATACATCAGCTTGGTATCATTTAGTTGTTGTTGCGGATTCAACACTAGCAACATCTACAGACAGAATGAAGCTTTGGGTTAATGGTGTAAGAGTAACTGATTTTACTACATATATACCGCAAGACCAAAATCAAGGAAGTCCACTTTGGGGTGTTTACAATACCTATAACTTTAGAGTTGGCGGCGGTGGTTCATACACTAGTGATGGAATTAATGGATATTTAGCTGAAGTTTATTATATCAATGGGCAAACTTTAGACCCAACAGACTTTGGTGAATTTGATGATGATAGTGGTATTTGGAAACCTAAAGCCTTTACAGGAACTTTTGGAAGTTTAGATAATTATTTAGACTTTAGTAATTCTTCTAATTTAGGAGAAGATGCTAATGGTGGTACAGATTTAAGTTTAAACAACATCACATCCGCAGACCAAGCAACTGACACACCTACTAATAATTTTTGTACGCTTAATCCAGTTATGTTGACTCAAGCTAATACTGTTATCTCTCAAGGTGCGACAAGTTTGTTTTCTACTGGTGCTTCTGGTAATACTGTTGTAGGAACGATGGGTGTTAGTAGGGGTAAATGGTACTGGGAGTTTAAAGACATTAATCACGGGGGAACAGCATATTGGCCTGCCATAGGCTACACTAGCTCTGAATCTACTGATTCAACCCAAACAGCAGGAGGTGGCTCAGGTTATCCTTCCCATGTAGCTCTTTTACCAAATGGTGGCACATTTACAAATGGCTCAATTATAAGTAATAAGTTTAATACTTTTTCACCAAATGACATAGCAGGTGTAGCTTTAGATATGGACAATGGAGATATGTATCTTTATAAAAACGGAACAATTCAAAATAGTGGCAACCCAATTTTTACAAGTATCGGTGATTTTGCTATGCCTGTTGGTAGCGTTTATTTAAACGGCTGTGGTGGTTATTTTAACTTTGGTGGCTTTACATCATACACACCAGCAAGTGCAGCAACAGACGAAAATGGCTACGGAACTTTTGAATACGCACCCCCATCAGGCTACTACGCCTTATGCACTAAAAATTTAGCGGAGTACGGATAATGGCTTATACAAATATAGACGACCCATCTGCATATTTTCAAATTAAGACTGGTGTTGGAGCATCACAACCACAAAGCCACACTTTTGATGGTAATAGCGATTTACAACCTGATTTTCTTTGGTGGAAACGTAGAGATTCTAGTAGCAATCATTGGTTACACGACTCTTCAAGAGGAGCTAATAAATTTTTATACGCAAATGGAACTAATGGCGAAGGAACTGATGCAAATCAAATTACATCTTTTAACACTAATGGTTTTTCAACTGGAAGTTCTTGGTTTGATTTAGGTTCTCAAACATGGGTTGCATGGGCATGGAAAGCCAATGGTGGTACGACTAGCACCGATACAAATGGCTCTATAACTTCTACAGTACAAGTTAATCAAGATGCAGGATTTAGCATTGTTCAATATACTGGAACAGGCTCTACTGCTGACCAAACTATAGGACATGGCTTAGGTGTAAGAGCAAATGCTGTAATAGTTAAAAATAGGAATGGAGCAGCAAATTGGGTAGTTTGGTCTGAGGGTGTAGACGCAAATCATTCTTTAGAACTAAATACTACTGATAGCATAAGTGATAGTACGCAAGGCAGAGTTTTATCAAACGCACCTACTCGTGGCACTTCAACAATTTTTTCTATCAGAAGCGGTAGTGGTTCAGTTATACAAACAAATACAAGTGGCGAGGACTATATAGCCTACTGCTTCGCAGAAAAACAAGGCTACAGCAAGTTTGGCAAATATGTCGGTAATGGAAATACAAATGGTGCATTCGTCTATACAGGCTTCAAACCTGCTTGGGTTATGATAAAAAGGTCTGATGGTGTGACTAACTGGAGACTGTTTGATAACAAACGAAGTGGATTTAATGGTGATACTTCACAACTTTATCCTAACTTATCCAACGCAGAAGATGCAGCAGGTGACCAAATAGATTTATTAAGTAATGGTTTTAAAAACAGAACAGTAAGTGGCGACCAAAATATAAGTGGTGCATCATACATCTACATGGCGTTTGCAGAGAATCCATTTACGACATCAACAGGTATACCAACAACAGCAAGATAATATATAATAGGAATTAATATGTGGGCATTAGTAGAAAACAATCAAGTAAGTAAGGTTTACACCAGACCTAAAGCAATAACCATTGGGGATGTATCTTATCCACAAAATATCTTTATGCTTTGGTCTAGCGATGAACTTGAAGCAATCGGAATTTATGAAGTGGTTGTCGATGACAGCAACTTTAAAAATCCTTCTTACTACATCAACACGAACCAATCTTTTGTTTATTCAGACGGAGTGGTAACTGCATCTTATGGTACAGCTACACCTAAAAACTTAGACGATACAACTTATACATCTCAAGATGAAGAAGATGGTTTAATACCAGAAGGAAAGTCAGTTGGAGATGTAAAAACTCATGGTCTTAAATGGAATCACAATCAAGTGATTATCAATCAAGCCTATGGTTTATTACAGCCTAATGATTGGTATGTGGTCAGAGAACAGGAAGCTGGTACAGCTATTCCTGCTGATTGGTCTACTTTTAGAACTGATGTCAGAAGCACAGCAGCAGATATGCAAAGCAAAATTGATGCTTGTACCACAGTCGATGAGTTAGCAGCCTTGTATGAATACAACGATGCAACTCCACCTGTTAGACCATTAGGAGAATGGCCAACACCTCCATCTAGTTAATGACTAATAAAGCGAGGTCTTATACAATAAGGCTATGGCATTATTTCCAATAACACCCCCCGCAGGAATCGTAACCAATGGCACAGACTACGCCAATAAAGGGCGTTGGGTCGATGGTGATTTGGTGCGTTTTGAAAACGGATATCTAAAACCTATTGGCGGGTGGGAAAAACTTAGAGGTACAGCATTAGACGGAGCTATCATAGGTCTTTATGGTTATAAAGATAATGCTGGTAACAATGTTCTAGGAGTTGGTACAAGAGAAAAAGTATATGTCTTGTATGACAACACTTGGACAGACATTACACCAGTAGGCTTTGTTAATGATGCAAGTGACGATCCATTAGGCTTTGGTGCATATCATTATGGTGAAGAAGATTATGGTGATGCTAGGAGTCAATCTGGTTTAGTCTTACAAGCTGGTTATTTTTCTTTTGATAACTGGGGTGAAGATCTAGTCTTTACTTTTTCTAAAGATGGCAAAATCTATAAATGGCGACCAAACTCAGGCGGTACAGCCGATACCATAGCAACAGTTGTAACCAACGCACCCACAGGCAACTTATCAACCTTAGTCACCAATGAAAGACATTTAGTGGCTATAGGCTCGTCAGATGACCCTAGGAAGGTTGCTTGGTCAAACAGGGAAGATCGTAACAACTGGACATCGAAGGCCACAAACACAGCAGGAGACTTACAAATACCTACAGGCGGAAGAGCCTTGTTTGGTGTTAAATATAGATCTGATGTGATTATTTTTAGTGATACTGGTATTAACAGAATGTTTTATGCTGGATCACCTTTTGTTTATGGTATAGCCGATGCAGGTACGAACTGTAAATCAATCAGCTCCAGAACAGTTGTATCAACAGGTAATTTTCTTGCATGGATGGGTGAAAATGCTTTTTATATTTACGATGGTAATGTTAGAGAGTTACCTTGCGAAGTGCATGATTATGTCTTTGACCAAATAAATGTAGCAGGCAGGGGCGCGTGTTGGGGTGGACATAACTCTAACTTTAATGAAATATGGTGGGGATTTCCAAGCGGTGACTCACAATACACTTCTAACAAATATGTTATATGGAACTACAATAGCAATGTTTGGTCTATTGGTTCTATGGACAGAGGTTTTTGGATTGACCAAGGTGCATTTACTTACCCCATTGCTGGTGACTCACAAGGCTTTGTTTATGAACATGAATCAACCACATTAAATAATTCACCTAATCTAAACTCACAAGTACCATTTTGTGAGACAGGACCTATACAAATAGGCAATGGTGATAACTATGTGCAATGCAATCAAATATTACCAGACGAAGAGGCTAACTCTTTACCTGGTGTTACCCTCAGTTTCAAAGGTCGATTTACTCCATTAGGCCCAGTCACGGACTTTGGATCATTTACTTTTGAAAATGATGGCTATACTGATGCAAGATTTACAGCAAGACAAGTACAAATGACAGTCACAGGTAGTACCACACAAGATTTCCAAGTAGGTAATATACGCTTAGATGTTAAACAAAGAGGTAAAAGATAATGGATTTATCCTCACAAAGACAGTACATACAAAGGGCTGTAAATGCAACAGTTGATTTAACAACAACAAGTGCGACTTTAATTTATACAGCACCTAGCGGTGGTGATTTTGACTTTGCAATTGTTGAATCAATTTTAGTAACAGAGGATGGCGGTCA